TCAGGCAACTCCCGGAAAAGCATAAAGGCCGGCGATGCGCGCCGCCCACCAGCGCCCGAGCCAGCTTTGACACACCTTGCGCCCGGCATAGGCGTGGATGAAGCTGTCTTCATCGGTCAAAATGCCCATATGCTTGGCCGGGCCCGCTGGCACCATGCGGAAGAGGACAACATTGCCGCCCACCAATCCGTCTGCAGGCTGTTCGTGAAGATACTGTTCTGCAGCACTCAGCAAAGGTTCTTCGCCGTCCGCGCCATGCCAGTCCGCTGTGTAAGGCGGCACTACGACAGGTTCTTCACCATAGAACTGGCGATACACGCCACGCACAAGCCCCAGGCAATCTGTACCCACACCTTTGGTGCTCGCCTGATGTACATATGGCGTTTCCAGCCAGGTCATGGCTTCTGCGACAATCTCCTGCCGTGATGGCCCGTTCGGCAATGTCATCTTTTACCTCCATCATTATTTTCCCCGCGCAAGGGATAAGAGGTGACAAAATCATTCCCCGGCATGTGCGGCATGCCCCGGAAGTTCAGCCCGTTCTGGAATTTTTCACGGCAGGTTGAAAACTGCTTGTCACAGCCCGCAGTGATGGTGAAACTGTCGCCCACAAGAACAGGTTTTTTGACCGGCAAATAAAGCGACAGACGTGTATCATCACCAGCCGGGTCGGAAGATTTCACCTGCACGGTCAGCCCCTCCGCTTGCCCACTCGTGAAACGGACGACACCGCTCGCAAACCAGTCCGCAGCGAAACTTTCCAGACCTGACACAAGCAGCGCCAAATCAGTCTCCACCTCTGTCACAGTTCCTGTTGCCGTATACTGTGCATTATTAAGGTTAATTGTGCAGCGCGCATCCCCCAGCACCGCATCACAGCCATATTGAAACACGCGGCCAAAGGGTTGGTCGAGCTGATGAGAGAGGCTGCGCAGCTCTGCTGTGAAGCCAGACTTGCCGCGCGTCACCTCGCCAATCGTGCCTTTTTTCATTAACAGGCGCTGCGCAGGTTCTGCCCAATTGACCTTCCAGATGATTACTTCTGCATGGTCATAGAGCCCGGCGAAGAAATCTTCTTCCGTCAGGCTTTCACTGTTCAGCGCACCTTCAATCACGCTGTTATCAACAGAGAAATCTGAGGATGATTGCAACGCAGAGGCAGTGCCGCCACTATCTGCCTTGAACAAGGTATCGTCGAAGAACAAGTCCCGGTCGTGGTCCGTAAAACCCAGCACCACGCCATCCTGCCGCGTCACCTGCCAGCACGTACATAATGTTGTTGTGCCACTATCAAGATGCGCCTGTAATTCTGAAGATATGTTACGCATCAGGACAATACCTCAATCACCGGAATGGAGGGAATGTCACCCGCTTTCAGCGTTGTCATGCTGATGGAAAGCTCGTCCGTATCAAACCGAACCGCAATATCGAACTCATAACCAGCGGTGATGACCGCGCCTTGTGCGGGTGGGGCAGCGAACACCAGATTACCAGTGGTTTCATCAAAGCTGTAATCTGTGCTTTGCCCCAAAGTATTGCCATCAACAGCAACTAACAGGCTCGTCAACACCGGATATCGGATGGTGCGTTGATACGCCTGTGCGCCACTCATGTAGGTTTTGATAAGAGCAAAACTGTCTGCGCTGCCATCGCCGGTGGCAATCATCTGGTCCGTTGCTGCTGGCGTCTGCGCAATCGAGCATGATTTCCAGTCAAAAGGGTCGCGCCAGCGAAAGGAGTGCAGCCTTCCCTGCCGTGCTTCAAAAAACGCGATAATACTCTCAATCTCTTCCAGAGATTTCACGCCAAATCCGGCATTGAAACGACGGCGTGACCCGGCCCATGGCGAGTTGCGCTCTTCATGGCCGGAGCCAAGAGTGACAATCTGTGTGCGACGGCGTGGCCCGCCTTCTGCCCCAAGGGAAATATCAACCGGAAACCGGATATCGTGAAAAGCCATGAGATAAACTCGCAAGTAAAATTCATTCGTGGAAAAATTATATCACTGGCTGAGCCAGCGGGGATAAGTTCACATGCCTGGTCAACTGTTACGCCCAGCACGGGCCAGCAGGCGTGACAATGTTGCCGCAATCTGCGTTTCTGACTGCCGAAACCCGGCAACATCAACTGTCTGGCCAAGGTTCAATGTAACAGAAGTGCTTTTGCCAACAGGTGATATCCCGACACCCGGCACAGAGCCACCACCTGCGCCACCGCCGCCGAGCAAACCACCAATAAGCTCTTCCAGAGGCTGTCGAATATAACGGTCGGCCGCCAGCGTCGCGAGGTCATTCAAGATGTCCTGCGTCATTTCCCGGAAACGAAACGTGCCGGTGCGTGCCGCCCGCTCCAGTTCTTCTTCAATGGAGCGCGCTGTTGCCTCAAATGTTTCCTGCAGTAATTCCGCCAATGGCAACAGCTCATCATTGACTGTGCGTTCCATATCAGTGCTGACTTCAGCCAGGGCGTCACGAAAACTGTCCGCATCAAGGGTGAGAGGTATTTGCTTTTCCATTATGCTGCCTTTCATCAGGATACTGTTGTAAAAGCCGGGACAGTTCTTCCGGCGACATGGGTGACGGCATCTCTTGTGCTGCCCCCGCCATCATCAGCTGCCATTCACTTATCGTCAGTGCCCAAAACTGCTCGGATGGCAGACGCCACAGGGCAAGCCCCAGCCAGCACCAATGCGCCCAGCGCGCCTGCCGTGTTACTTTCCCGCGGTACTTGCGCGCTCCTGTGTCATGATTGCCGAAAACGCGTTGACGATGGTTTTAATGACTTCCGGCAAGTTCAACTCTTCTTTCTTCAGTTGCTCAACGGAGATTGTACTGCCGCCTGCGCGCAACAAAGCCGCCAAAATGATCAGCAAATCTGTCGCTGCCGGATTGGCCAAACGGCCCGCCAGCTGTGCCAGGTCCCTTGTTTCGAGAGCTTCTTCAATTTCGGCCAATGCCCCCAGCGTCAACCGCACGGGATATGTTTTATCCCCAATGGTGACGTCACAATCATGTTGAAAACCTGTCATTTTTAAACCTCCGTAAACGCAATTTCGCCGGCAGATTCCAGAGAAATGGTCATTGTCACTTCCCGTGCATGTTCCCCTGCCAACTCAAACCGCGAGAGCTGAAACAGCCCCTGCAGCATTCCCATCCCTGGAATAATCACCTGCCAGGGCACAATCGTCCCTGCAAAGAAAATGCTGCGTAATCTGTTCGCAGCGGCATCATTGAGAAGCACACCACGACCACTCACCGCCGCCTGCCGCAACCCGGCACCCGCCAGTAATTCTCGCCAGCCAGGAGACTCGCTGTGGCTCACATCCACTGTCTGTGCATTCAGAATGACGGACTTTGTGCGCAAGCCACCAACCGTCGAAAATGTCTCCGGCTCATCGCCATTACTGATTTTCAGCAACAGGGCCTTCCCCTTTTGTGCAACCATTGTTCAAATCCTCAATTCAGGGTTGGGGACGTCACGATGCGATAGCGCATCACCCCGTGATAGGTTTCATTGTCCGGGCGCAGCCACATGTCAGCGAAAACATACCGGCAATTAACAAGGTCAACGCCGTCAACGGGGAAATCTTCATCATGCAAGGCGGCATAGACAGCTGACATGATCTCTTTAATCTCCCGGCGCCCGCCATAACGTGACCACGCATGCAGCCGCAGGTCATGTTCCTGCCCACCGGGCACACCGCTCCAGGCTTTGGTGCGCACTTCCCCCAGCGTCAGGTAAGGGAACAGTACCTCTTCCGGCACATCGTCATAAATTCGCGCTGGCGTCCCAAGCAGGTTCTGCAGGTCAACATCATCACGTAAAACAGCGTATACGCCGCGTTGTACGGCCCAGCTTGCATCACTCATGACTTGACCTCCCGTAATTGTAATTCCTGATAGGTGAGTTTCTCGTCCGCCATGCGGATGGACGTAATCTCATAGCGCCTGCCATCCACTTCAATACGGTGCTGGTGGGTAATATCCTCCCGGTACCGAATGGTAGCGCGCAGTCGGCGCAGGCCATCGTCTTGCAAGGCTGCGGTTTCTGCCGCACTGCTCAACCCGATGATGCGCGCCCATAAATAGGCTTTGACCTGCCAGGTGATGGCTGCTCCACCGCCGTCGTCATCCTCACGCACAGCTTCCAGCAGCGAGATACGATGTCGCAACTTGCCAATCATAACCGCACCTGCCGATAGAGAGACAGCAGTGCCATGACCGTTTCAGGCACGGCGCTTATGCGCTCATTTTCATAAGGCTCGCGACGTTCATAATAATGCGCGGTGAGAAGAGCTGTTGCCTGTACCAATGCCGCAGGAATGTCCGCCGCATCGCTTTGCCCCGCTTCAAAGGTCACGTGGATACCGTTCTGTGGAAAGGATGGCTTGGGCATTGCTCCCGTGAAAACCACACGTTGTCCATTTAACAGGTAGTCTGCTGCAGGAATAATTTCTTCAGAGCCATCTTCCTGCAAAACACTAACCTCAGTCACTGCACGTGCTGGCGCGATATCCAGGAACAAGCTGCCCTCGCCCCAATCGTCAAAACTTTGCTGCCAGCTTTGTGTCAGCATGGCGCGGCCTGTCAGCTGCTCCACCTGCTCTCTGGCAGCGCGCGCCAGACGCAGGATGAGGTCATCCTCCGTATCAGTATCAATACGTAGCTGTGTCTTTAAGTCCTCGAGAGAGAGAGGTTCTTCCGTCGGGTCTGTGAGGCGTTGCAAAGGCATAGTCATCTCCTGCCCCTCTCCGGTGAGGGAAAGGGGGTGGTGTTGGCCGCGTTACCGCGGCACTGTGAAAGAAGGCTCTTTAAGCGGCTGAGAATTTCAGCAGCTTGATCGCATCAAATTGCTGAATGCCACCACCGACACGTTTGGTCGTATAGAAGAGCACATATGGTTTGGCAGAGAACGGGTCGCGCAAGATGCGAATACCGACACGATCGACAATCAGATAGCCGCGGGCAAAGTCGCCAAAGGCAACAGAGTAACTGTCTGCCGCAATATCCGGCATGTCTTCGGCTTCCACTACTTCATACCCAAGCAGTGTTGCCCGCCCATTGGCTTGCGTTGATGGTTGCCAGAGATAATTACCGTCCGCATCCTTGAATTTGCGCAATGCACCGACAACGGAACGGTTCATGACGAACTTGCCATTGGCACGATAGGCCTGTTTTGGTGCATAGATGAGGTCCACCAGTGCATCCATCGGGTCAACGCCAAAGTCGCCATCTGTGCCTGTCGCAACATAGCCAACAGAGCCCCAGGTCTGGCTGCTGTCTTCAACAATCGAGTAAGACAGGAAGCCCTGCGGCTGGTTCACGCCATCGCCATTGACGAAGGCCGCCCCTTCCTGCTGGGCAAACTCATTTTGTACTTCATCAGCAATCCATTGCTCAACATTGACAATCGCGTCGTCCAGCAGGGCTTGCGTCGTCGCCGGCATGGCATAAAGCTCCATGGTCGGGAAATCGACCGCCGAAAGTGTCGGGGAAGCCGTTTCAGGCCGGGCATCTGTTTCCCCAACCCAGCCAGCAGCACCGCCAGTGATGCTCACCGGTTTGCGAAAACTGTTCGCGCCAATCTGCCGTACACTGGCAATCTGCCTGATAGGGGAAATATCCTGCACAGCGGCTGAAATAAGGCGTTCAGTTTCATCCGGCGCAAGATAACCGCCGTCAGGGTCAGAGCCGACAGAGAGAGACTTTGCTTCCAGTGCCAGCATTGCAGCATTATCACCGGTGCGCACATAGCGATCAAACGCCGCTTTGCGCTCATCCGGCACAATTGCTGCTGTGGCTGCACGCCCCGGTCGCTTCGCCCCAAGCACCAGCTGGTCAATCGCTGCCTTTTGCTCATCGAGCGCGGCATTGATGCGGTCAACTTTCTCCGTTGTCACCACATCTTCGCTTGCCTTGCTTTCAAGCTGCGACAGACGCTCATCATTGGCGGATTTGAACTCTTCAAAAGCGCTCAGAAAATCATGCATCGCCGTGTTAATTTCGTAATTTTTGGTTTCATATCCTACCGCCTGTGTCGCGGCGGCTGTTTCAGTTTCTCGTGTCATCTGACTCCAACTCCTTTATCTGGAAAGTGATCGGGTCGCTTCTTGCAACCTCGTTGTTATTGTTTTTGGCGCACGCTCAACACACGTGATACGCGCCGCCGGTGCCATGGGAAATGTCACGACAGAAACTTCCCAAAGGTCTATGTCGAGCAACTCGCGCCCGCTTTTGTGCTTTCTGGCCTTGCCGGTACGAAACCCGATGGAAAGCCCATCCAGCACATTTTCTTTCAGCAACGTCCAGACATCCCGGGCCCTGTCACTGTCGAGAACCAGTTCACCGCGGACGAAAAGGCCATAATGATCTTCTCTCATCTGTAACCAGCGACCGATAGGCTCATCTGCCTTATGCTGATAAAGCATCTTAATCGCTGCTGCGGCACCGGGGATAAGTTTTTTGGCAAAAGCACCTGGTCGCACGATATCGCCATTAAAATCCGGCTGATGAAAGACAGCGGCATATCCCTCAAAAATGGCTGTGTCAGAGACTGTACGGATCATTGCTCGACCTCAGCGTTATAATAATCAATTTTACTTTCAATCCGGTCGAGAGAAGCCTGGATATGAAGAACCTGCTCTTCCAAACGGACAGTGCGCTCCACCAGTGTTGCGTGGATGTTTGCCCGGCGTTCAAGCTGGCTGATGCGCTCTCCTGCTGCACCGGCCCAGATGAGCGCCAGCGCCGTCTGCACGACAAGCGCTGCCCCGATGGCAATGGAGATACGGAATTCGATGGTTTGCCCGGGTTTAGTCATCACTCACCTCGCCCGGAAACCCCAATGCAATGCGTTTTTCGCGATCCGTGAGGAAAGGCGCTTCGGCAATCTGTTTCAGGCGCTGCGCCCGCTCCGGGGACAGGGCGTCAATGCGGGTTGCATCATAGCTGATGCGCATGCCTGGCGCGGTTTCACATAACCAGCCGGAAAGTGATGCCGACACCTTGCTGACAAGAGGCAAAATTGTTTGGCGCCAGAAAGCAAGGTTCGCCTCCCGATAGTTTGAATAGGTACTATCTCCCGGAATACCCAGCAGCTGCGGCGGTACGCCAAAGGCAAGCGCAATGTCGCGCGCAGCAGAATGTTTGGCATCAATAAAGTCCATGTCAGATGGGCTCAGCGACAGCTGCTTCCAGTCAAGGCCGCCATCCAGCACTAAAGGGCGCCCGGCATTGTCGCGCCCCTGCCAGCCTTCCTGCAACTCTGCCTTTAACCGGTCAAACTGTTCGGTGGAAAGCTGATTTGCACCGTCAACGCCTTTATAAACAAGCGCGCCGGAGGGGCGTGCAGCATTATCCAGCAGCGCCTTGTTCCAGCTTGCCGCTGCATTGTGAATATCCACGGCATCGCTTGCTGCTTCCAGCGGCGCTGTCCCGTAATAATCATTAATGGGATTAAATATTTTCAGATGCAAAACCGGCATGAAACCGTCATCTTCACGCGCAAAAACACTTGTCCGACCAGCAACTGTATATTCATATTGCCCCGGCCAGCCATTCCCGTCAGGGCGCACCTTCACCCGGTCCGGCCGCAAGGCATAAAGCTCCCGCACTCCCCCATTAATCCGCACTGCTTCAATATAGGCATTGCCCGCTGTCTGCAGATGCCCGAACACTTCTTCAAGAAATGCGGCAGAGGATTGCGCATTATTCGGATGCTGCATCACTGCCAGCAAAGGGTGATCACTCAGCTGCCCTTCCGGGTCACAAAGTTGCATCGGGACGGAGGATGCAGCCTCCGCAATCAACCGGATACAGCGATAGGCAATCACGTTGCGGCTATAGCCATTGCGCGCCAGCGAGGCATAATCGCGCGGTGTCCAGGCCGGAGCGCCGACATGTTGCAACGCGATCAACTGGTGTGTCGCACTTTGTTTTTCTTCCGGCGCACTCACGCCAAACAGTTTATTCAAGATGTTCATTGAAGCTCTCATCATCAACGGAAAAAGCACTATAAGCGCCCCGGAAGAGACGTGGATAAGTTTTCAGGCAAAGCGGATAGAAGGCTCGGGGCGGGCACGACCCCACACTAATTCCGTTAAGGCCCAGACCAGCGCATCAAGCCTGTCCGGGCTTGTTGATGCCTCCGCGACATAACTCACCATCTGGTCTTCAAGCGCCGGAAACGCGCCGACATGCCGCACAACCCCGCGCTCATACATCATCGCAACAGGTTCGGCCCGCGCTATCTTGCTGCGCGACGCGTGTACGGACCGGATGGGGAGCAGCGGATCAATTTGCCGCAAAATCGCCCCCACCATGTCACCGCCCTGATTGGTCTCCACCACGACGCAATCGGCCTGATGCCGCTGATAGACATTGACGACCTTGCTGCCCCATTCCATCGGTGACAGGCCAGCACAGGACGCATCTTCCAGCACAAAGGCTGTTTTCTCGCCCCCGCACATCGTTGTGCCGGCTACCACAATGCCGCACTCATCCGCTTCGGGACCGCTTTTTGCCGGTGGGTCAACGGCGACGACAATGCGGTCAAGCGGCGGCGCCAGTTTGATACGGGATGCCTCGATCAGCTTCCAGTTCCACAAGGCATCCTGCTGGTCCTGCAGAATTTCTCCCAACAGCTCCTGTCGTCCCAGCCGCGTCTTGCCATAAAGGTCTGTCACTTCCTCCAGAAAGGCAGCCGCAAGATTGGCTCTGTTCTCATAGGTCGAGGCATGGCTCAGCGTCGTGCTTTTACGGGACAGGATGGTGCGCAACAGACCGCCCGGCCTCGGGGTTGTCGTAATAACCTGCCTTGGTCGCTGACCAAGGCGTAATCCGAGCTGCAAATTACTCCACGTATCTTCTGCATACGTCCATTTACATAATTCATCGCTCCAGGCTGCCTCAAACTGATATCCCCGCAGGCCATCCGGGTCAGCCGATGAAAAGCCATAGGCCTCTGCGCCATTTGGCCAGCTCAGCAAATGACGTGAGCTGGTATATTGCGGTCGTTGGCCTGGCGAGGCGATATTGATGAGCCCGCTTTCTCCGGCAATCATCACCTCACGCACATCGTCATATGTTTCCCCGACGAGAGCAATCCGCCTGATGCCGCGCGTCTCCACCAGGGTCTTTATCCACTCAGCACCGGCTCTGGTCTTACCTGCACCGCGACCACCCAGAATAAGCCAGCTGGACCAGTCTGTTGACGCATCAGGTGCACGCTGATGGTCATGACAGATCACCGGCCACAGCAATGGATTGTCGCTCAGACCGGTTGGCAAAGAGGTCAGAAATTCTGCCACTTCTCCATCCCCCTTCAAGGTACGGATCAAGCGATACAGGAAATCATCTGTGGTCTCTTCTTGCTTATTATCTTGCTGGCCCTGAAGCCAGTTTACCATTTGCGCTAGTGTCAT